ACGATGACCGGCGTGCCGCACGCCTGCGCCTCAAGGACGGTGAGCCCGAAGCCCTCGCCCATCGAGGTCGCCAAGAGGACGTCGGCCGCGGTGTAGTGCGCGGCCAGGATCGTCGGCTCGAGGAGACCCGTCAGGAGCGCGTACTGGTCGGGGAAGCGGCACCGCTCCGGCTGGATCCCGAGCAGCGACATGAGGTAGATGAGATCGACGCCGCCATAGACACCGCGCAGCTCGGTGTGGATATAGAGGTAGGCGTCCGGCCGCTCGTTCATCAGGAGCGCGACGCCGTAGAGCATCTCGCCCCACGCCTTGCGCGGTGGCACGTTGCCCTTATTGGCCGCGTTGATGATGATGAGGAAGGCGTCGTCGGGGACGCCGATGGTCTCCCGGACGGAGCGCCCATCCGGCAGCGTCGGGGTCGGCTTCCAGACGTCGAGCTCCAGGGCGTGCGGCGCATACATCGCCGGGATGCCCTTGGCCTTGAGCTCCGCCTCGCCGAAGCGGCTCATGGCGATCGTCGGATGCCGCTTCGCCCAGTCCTCCACCTTCGGCGGCACGGGCTGGTGATCGACCGGCGTCCAGGAGGCGAAGTTGACCTCGTCGAAGCCGGGGTTGGTGTAGACCCAGACGTCGTACAGGCTGATGATCCAGTCGCCGCCGAAGAGCTTGTGGTGCTCGAGGATGACGTCGTTGCCGTAGGCGTCGGCGCCGGACGGGAAGACGGGGATGCCCGTCTCCGGGTCGCGCATCGGGTGGCTCTGGAGCCCGAAGTTGGCGGCTACCGCGACCTCGTGGCCATCGGCTTGCAGGCGCTTGATGACTTGGCGCGTCTGCGTGCCGTAGCCGGTCGGTGCCCACGGCGCATTGCTCGCCCAGGTGATCTTCAAGGTCCCCACCTTTAGGTATGCCGAGAGGCCCGACTCCCGAAGGAGCCGAGCCTCTCGACGCTGGCTAGACGGTCAGGTCTAGGTGTTGGCGTTTCGGATGGCGCGGATGGCGATGGTGTCGGGAAGGTCGCCGTCGCGCCGGGTGATGTACCGGAGCGCGACCTGGTCGGTGTTGAACTTGTACTCGATGCTCCGATCGACCCGGACGGGCACGACCTCTCGGACGATGTACTTGCTGAAGTCGCCGACCGAGACCGAGATCGTGGCCGAGGCGACGGCCGCCATCGCCGGGTTCTCGTAGACGGGGCGCCGCAGGAACGAGTCGGGCGTCCCGACGACCTGCGCACTGGTGTAGAGGAAGGAGCCCGTGGAGTCGCGGAACTTGGCCATCTTGGCGAGGGCCGTGTTGGCGACGAGCCACGAAGCGTTGGCACGGTACGGGGCCGCGAGCGCGTAGAACATGTCCACGAGGTCGGAGGCCGCGAAGAAGGTGTCGGAGGCCTGGTTGCCGGTGGTGCCGTTGGCCGTGCCGAGCTGGACGGTCGTGCCGATGGCGGTCAGGTAGCCATTGGCCTCGACGGTGTCGTTGCCCGTCGTGAAGGCGGTGCCCCACGCAAGGCCGACCTGGCGGCCGATGGACGAGGCGATGAGCCCCTCCAGGCCGATGATCTCGTCCTGGTCGAGCTCGGCGCTCCACAGGGACGTGTAGGCCCGCTTCCAGGCGACGATGGTCACCTGGCTGATGGTCGCATCGCCCTCGGTGATGCCCGCGGCCTCGGCGGTCACGGTGCCCGATGCGACGCCGGCGTCCGCGGTCAGGCGGGGCAGGACGATCGGGGAACCGTTGCTCGTCGAGAGCACGGTCGAGACGTCCATGAGCGGGTTCAGGGTCCGCTCGTAGACGGTCACGAAGTCCGCGAACGAGGTCTCCACGGCCGAGCCACCGGCGGACTGGAGGGCGCGCTCGGCGAACCGGGCGGCTTCCTTGTCCTGGATGGCGCGGATGCGGGGATCGGCGTTCCAGGCGCCGACCGGGATCGAGCGCACGGTCTCGAAGGACCGCTGCGTCTTGTCGTCGGTCGTACCGAGGAAGCGGTTGAAGCTGAACTCCTCGGGCTGCTCGTACTTGCCACGCTCGACGCTCTCAGCCAGGCGGGAAGCCGCCGGGCCGATCTTGTCGCGCATGTCGCTGAGGCGCTTCTCTTCGGCGTGGTAGCGCTCGAAGTCGGCGTCGAACTTCTCGAGGTTGGCGGTCTCCTCGGGCGAGAGCTCACGCTTCTCGTCCTCGGCACCGGTGATGATGTCCTGCATCCGCTTCGCGGCTTCATTCCGCTTGCGGTTCAGGTCTTCGAGATAGAGGTCCATGTCGGACTGGTCTCCTTGCTCAGATGGGGTTGGAGACCCGTCAGGTGGTGGCGCTGGTGGTGTCCGGTGGTGGCGCGAGGCGCTCCGGGCGGCTCCGGGCAGGCTCCGGGCTTCGGGGTTTACTTGACGGCGGCGATCTCCGCGAGGCGCGCCTTCCAGTCGCGCGGCTCGACGGCAGGGATGGGATCCGGCTCAGGCTCCGGCTCAGGCTCGACGACGTCGGCCAGCTTGCGAAGCAGCGTCTTCTCGTCGTCGGTCAGGTCGCGGCCCTCCTTGAGGGCGTCGAACAGGCTGTCGAGGTCATCCACGTCGATCTCCATGCGGTAGGCGAGCGCACGGAACTGTGCCGTGGTCTCGTTGTAGGCGGGCACCAGCGAGGCGAGGACGGTGACGTGGCCGAGGGCGACATCGTTGAGGCGACGAGCGGTGCGGCCGTCGTTCCACTGGTCGCCCTTCTTGGCGGCCTTGAAGGTGAAGCTCATGCCGAGGGGGTTGCCCGACTCGTGCAGGGCGCGGACGTTGTCGGCGTAGTCCGTCTTCGGCCAGGGCGACTCGGTGATCAGGCCACGAGAGTCTTCCGAAAGGCGCAACGGGCCATCGGTGGCCGAGAGGAAGAGCCTGTCGTCATGGTCCACGACGAAGGTCTGCCGTCGGCCGGAGTTCAGCGTCCGCGCGAAGGCGCCGGGGCTGATCGTCTCCACGAACGGGATGGAGTTCTCGCGCGGGTCGAAGATGGGCTTCGATGGCGAGCCGAAGACGGCCGCGTAGCCGTGGAAGGTCGTGGAGCCATCCTTGGCGGCGCGGAACTCGACGGCGTCGAAGGTCGGCGCCGCGCGATGCTCGAAGGCGGTCATGGTCAGTCTCCTGAGAGCTGGGCGTCGGTCAGGCCAAGCAGGTATTCGTCGGTCAGCCAGTCCACCCGGACGGTGGGGTTATGCGCGACGCCCCTGGCGCTCGCGGTGGCGGCGAAGGCGAGCGTCCTCGGGATGAGGCGGGGGAGGGGCTCTGTCGGTAGGAGGTGATGGCCGCCGAGCGGCGGGATGATCGCCGCCTCGACGGTGACGACGGTCGGATCGTGGGCGGTGCCGACGGCGCTGGCGTTGCCGGCGTCGACGGAGACGAGCGGGCCGCCTCCGACGATCTGGATGGTCGGGTTCCAAGCCGTGCCGACGGCGGAGGCCAAGCCCGCTATGACGCCGACAGAGCCGGTCGGGTCATACGCGGCAGCCAGGGCGGCCGCGACGCCGGGCTTCGATGAGACGCCAACGGTCGGCGCTCGGGCCGTGCCCGTGGCGCTGGCACTCGGCGCCGTCGCGCCGACGCTGCCCTTGGCTGCCTGGGCGGTGCCCGTGGCCGATGCTGCGGCTGGTGCGGCGCCGACGCTGGCCTTGGGCGCCTGCGCCGTGCCGGTCGCCGACGCGAGGCCGGTGGGGGCGAGCGCCTCGCCGCGCACCGTTGGCTGGAGCGCCGTGCCGGTCGCGGACCCGACGCCCGCGACGGCTCCCACGCTCGCAGTCGGCGCTCGGCTCGTTCCCGTGGCCGACGCGACCTCGGCTGGCGCGGAGGTAGCGGTCAGGGCCTGGGCAGTGGCGTTGTAGGCCGTACCCGTGGCCGATGCGACGCCGCCCATCGTGGCGACATGGGCCAACGGCTGCTGGCTCGTGCCGGTCGCGGACCCGACGCCAGCCAGTGGGATCTCGCGGACGGCGAGCAAGATCGCCGCGACGTCGTCGGTGATGGTCGCGCCACCGACGTTCCGGGCGCCCTGCCCGGCGGTCGTCTCGTAGAACGTGTCGATGACGAACAGGCCGAAGTCGATGGACGCGGCGGCCGAGGCGGGTGCGGTGCTATTCGGACCCGCTGCCGTGACGTTGCTGGTGCCCTGATAGCGGCCCATGAACCGGAGCGAGTTCGTCCCCGGCGAGCCATCGGTAACGGTGTCTTCGGCGAGGGTGCCGGTGCCGGTACCCGTCGAACTGGCGGCCGTGGCGATGGCCGTCGATGCGGCCTTGGTCTTGACCCCGGCCTGGTAGACCTCGGTCGGGGTGGACGCCGTCACCGTGTAGGCGACCGCGTACATCTGGACCGCGTTGTTCGTGCGGTTGACGACGACGGCCTTCGTCCCGGTGCCGCAGTTGTCGAGGTAGTACGCCCGGACGGCCCCGAGTTCCGTGTCGGTGTCTGCCGCCGTGTAGGGCACGGCGAGCATCGTCGTGCCACCGTAGGTGACAGACGTGTCCGTCAGCGCACCGATGCTGAAGACGAAGACCAGGGCGCCTCGCGGTGTGCCCGCGGGGACGTGGTTCCATGTGAAGGACGCCGACGAGGTATTGCCGGTTGTTCCGGCGTGACTCTCTGATGCGGCGTCGAAGCCGACTGCCATGAGCTACAGCGCGAAGGTCAGGATGCCCGAGCCGTTCCAGACGATGGTGAAGCGACCGAGGGTGACGGTCTGGGAGCCGCCGAAGTAGTGGAAGCTGATGCCTTGATCCGCGACCGGCGCGGCGGTCGTGTCGTCGTACAGCAGGCACCCGCTGGTGGCCGCGAGGGTCGTCGTGTCGCTGCCGCTGACGGTGTCGGCGGCGTCGAAGGTGATGGTCGTGGCCGTGTTGTCGCTGATCGTGCGGGTCGCCAGCGGGCGGCCGACGGTCGGCCAGCCAGCCGGGGCGCCAGTGCCGGTGTCAGTGATGTGGTTGGCCGCCCAGACGCCCGCGCCATACGCGGAGTTGGCGCTGGTCACGACCTGGCTCGGGGTGATCGTCGTGTCGAACAGCGCCGCGTTCAGGATGGCGTCGTCGATGAGGTCCATCGCCGTCGTGTTGTTCAGGATGTCCGTGACGTAGGCGCTGAAGATCTTGCTGACGGTCCAGGCCACTAGATGTCTCCCTTGGCATGTGCGGTGGGGGCGAAGACCATGACGTCGTTAGTGCCGTCGGCACGCTCGGTCACGATGTTCATGACGGGGCGCCCATCCGGGGCGATGAAGACGTCCTCGCCGGCGACGTAGTCCTCTCGCTCATGCGCGACGACCTTGGCGTCCATGCTCCGGGGCAGCATCGGGGCCGTCAGGCCGCGCAGCTTCGGGCAGACGTGGAAGCGGGAGTGCGGGCGGTACTCGCGCGTCTGGTCGGTCGCCCCGCAGTTGGGGCAGTACCAGTCCTGGATGGGCGCCTCGAGGATGACCGTCATGGCTTGACCCGGCGCTCGACGACGCGGATCGGGCGGCCGTCCTCGTCGCGCTCGACCTCGCGGACGATCGGATAGTCGAAGACCTCGCGCATCTCGGCCGCCACCGCGCCCGCGAACTCGGAGGCGTCCATGTCCACCGAGTCGGCGTTGATGACGCGGATGTCGGGCTGCTTGGCGAGGGCCAGGTACATGCGCGTCTCGAGGCCGGCCATCAGGGCGGCGACGCTCTCGTCGGGGCCCGGTGGCAGCATCGGTGGCTCGGGCTTCGGCGGACCCTCGGGCATCGGCGGCTGGAGCTGGACGCTGAAGAGGCCGGTGTGGTCGAGGCGGGTGAAGTCGCCGGTGGTCACCGCCGAGATGACGGACTCCGGGGTGTAGCCCGAGTCGGTCAGCGTGCGGATCTGCTGCGCCTCGAGCTGGTGGACCTCGGCCAGGTCCTTCTTGTCCTCGGCCAGCGCCTGGATGTCGCGGTCGTCGTACCACAGGCGGCTGCCGCCGGGCGGTGGGACGAGCGTCTCCATCGAGCCCGCGAAGTTGCGCCAGAGCGGGCGCATCGTGTTGTCGGCGAAGCGCCGGCGGGCCTGACCGTAGTTGCTGTAGGTCGCGGCCTGGAGTCCCTCCGACAAGCCCACGATCACCGGAGGGACTCCGGCCGCGGCCGCGATGCGCGTCTCACCGGCGCCCTGCACCTGCTTGAAGTCGACGCCCGCCTGGCCGAGCTGCGAGCCGACGACCTCGACCTTCGTGCCGCCGGCGAGGTACATCGTCTTGAACTTGTCAAAGTTGCCGTTGGGGTTCGTCTTCTGGAAGAGCTCGATCCACTCCTTGAAGGCGGCCGGCGACTCGGACTGCTTGGCGTCCTTGTCGAGGCTGACGACGAGGTTGGGCGTGGCGCCGTTCGTCAGGTAGGCCCGCTTGTGGTTCGTCATCTCCGAGTCGGCGCTGATCTCGCGCAGCACCGGCGTCAGCCAGGACATGCCGCGGAAGGAGGCCAGCGGGTCCGGCTCGGCCTTGAAGTGCGCGACCTCGCGGCGCAGCAGCGCCTCGGGATCCCGCCCGCTGTAGCGCCCGCCTGGGTGGTAGAGGTAGCCGAGTACCTCGGCCTCGATGTCGCCGGCCTCGACGTCGGGGTCGTCGGGCGAGCCGAGGACGATCGTCACCCAGTCCGGCCGCAGGCGGTAGATGGCGCCGCGGCGGCGGCAGAAGAAGGCGTTGCCCGCGAGGTCGTGGTCCTGGATGGCGCGCCGCAGGAGGTCGCCCGTGACCTCGTTGGGGGAGGGGTGCTCGAGGATGTCGAGGGCCGGGCTGCCGAAGAGCTCGGCCGGGCGGCCGTTGCGGAAGGCCTGGAACTGGAAGCGCGCCTCGCTGAACAGCTGCGAGCGGGCGAGCATGCAGGCGTAGACGATGCCGTTGGCCTTGTAGGCGGCGGCGGCCATGCCGGCATAGGAGCCGTCGATGTCCTCGGCGTGACCGCCGAGCGTCTGGTTGAGGCCACCCGTGAGGTAGGTGTTGCCGTTGAAGCTGACGAGCTCGGCGTAGTCGTTCCAGCTGATCTGTGGCCACTGCGAGCGGGTCAGCGCGTCCCAGGCGGCGGCGATGCGGTCGGTCACGCCCATGCGATCATGGCCTCTTTCGTGGGCTCTGGCGGACGGACTGCCCGGTCCACCGCGAGGGCGAGGGCGATGCAGCCGTCGATGCGGCCACGGGACTTGCTCTTCTGGAGGGTGAAGCCGCGCTCGTTGAAGCGCGGGACCGCGTTCAGGACGTGGGTGGCGAGGCGCTCGTCACCGTCGTGGCGCATCTCGCCGCGCTTGATGATCTCGAGCAGCGAGCCGCAGATAGCCGACATGCGCTCGACCGACTGCGGGACTTCGATGAGCGTCAGGCCCTCGTCGGCCAGCATCTTGGCCGGCACGTCGAAGAAGCGTGGGTCGAAGCTGACTTCCTGGACGTCGTAGACCCGCGCGAGCTCGCGGATGTGCTCCATGACGTCGGTCACGTCGACCGGCTCCTCGCTCGTCGGCAGCCAGAGGCGGCAGATGGCGTGGAGCATGCCCTCGGCGTCCCGTTGGACGGCCACGACGGCCGTCGAGTCGCGTTTCAGGCCGACATCGACACCCAGGTAGGTCGGCGCGCCGATCTGGAACTCGAACGGGGCCGCCAGGTCGTCCCAGATGGACCGCCCGGACGGTCCGAGCCACGAATCGACGCCGTCGACCCACTGTCCGAGGCGAAACGTGCGGAAGTGGCCCTCCGGGGTGAGGTTGACGTCGGTCTCGAGGGCGCTGATGCGCAGGAATCCGGCTCCGATGGCCGGATTGGCCTTGCGCCAGGCCTTCCGGTCGCCGAGAGCGGCCCCATCGGGGGCGCCGAACTCGCGGAAGTGGAAGCCCGGCAGCAGGACGCCCTCGTGGACGAGCTTGCGGAGGTGGAAGAGGGCGTTCTCGCGGTCGAGGCCGGGAGTCCCGAGGCCGATGGCGA